CACTTTGATTAGGTTGGGTTGTAGGAGCCCCAGTCTCTGGGCTGTTATGAGTATGGCTGGCTAAGGTACTTGATAGCTCCGTGACCACTTGCATTAGATCACTGAGTAAACCCAACACATTTTCTTTCTCAGAACCTACCCATGTCTTTGGGCTTTGATAGCTTTGTGATTCAGTGGCTAACACTTGGCGCACTTTACACTGCAATGAGGCCAACACATCGGTTTCATCAACAAAGTTACCGTCTTGGTCTACTAACTGGTAAACCCCTTTGCGCTTCTGGTAACGGCTTTCCCCTGCTTTTATTCCTGGTAGTTTAAATCCAAGTGGTAAAACGCAACGAATAAAAGGTTTATCCGGTTGCCCAAAGATAAAACCTATCTCTACAATGCTACCAATTGCGGGTGGTTCTAACCTTCCGGCATGATCGCCTAACCCTGACACTGGTAATGGCACTGCTAATAACGGAGCTTTGTCTTTATATTCGACGCCCTTTTCATCAAGCAATACAATATCAACCGCGTAATGGGGATAAAAGCGATCAGATAAATCGCCCTCGTTTGGCAGCTCGGGTAACGCTACAACTTTACCCCATCGCGGCAAATGCCATTTACCTGTTAGCTCTGGAAACAAACGATAGATAATCCGCTTTATTGTGTTTTCCATGTCAGCTTTGCCTCCGTATCTGAAAACTCAACCGCTGATAACCGCAAGCCATTGACGACAACACCGGGCTTTAACTTGGGTATGGCTGGCACTTGTACTGATTTGGTGGCGGTTTGGCCCGTCATTAATTGAGCAGGTATGGTGATGGGTTTATTTGACCAATAGGAATCGCCCCAACTACCCACGTAAATTTGGCCGTTGCCTTGTTGCTGCCAGAATAGATCATCAATACTAAATGCTTGAGCTAATTCGTCCATGATGCGATAGCCGTTACCATCAGAATAAAAACACGGGATGGCCGTCTTACTATAGGCGCGCTCCGGTACCACAAATTGCAATCCGGTCTTGTCGGTTACTTCACCGAGCAGCTGCATTAGTGTTGGGTGACGCATCATTACATTTAATGGCTTGAACAAAATGGCGGATAATTCACGACAGAAGATAACGGACCAACCATTATCGGCAGGTTGTACCCGTTCGATATAACCTAAGAACACCCGACTAATGGCATCGCCCCAACCTAAATCAACTGCAACAATGGTATTAACGTTAGGGCTACCTTCAACGGTGATAGTGCATCGTCCGGGGGTATTTTCGTTAAAGACGATACGATGACTTTTGGTTTTAACTTTTGCCGCACCTAAATAGGCGCGGCAAAGGAATTTACTATTAATGTCTTTATTCATGCGAGTTGGTTATCAATCCGTTTTAATACACCCATGACCCCGGTTAGTTCCACAGCAGTATCTGGCGGCACACCATCGTTTTGTTCTGTGCTGGTTACTGACGTAGTTTCCCCTTGCACTTTTTGTTGTGCTGCAGGTTTATCCGGTTGGCGTTGTTCCTTACGTTCCGGCACTGATAAATGCTCTATTAATTCAAAGGCCACTTGCCATTGTCTTAAATTGACTTGTTCATCAGCGCGAATCGTTCCTTGGAATTTAACTTGGCGAATTTTTAGGGTTTCCGCTGTACGATTACTCATACGGAAAACATGACGGGCACCGTTATCTTGAGTATCTGCCATGCTGAATATTTGGGTTAATAAAATGGATTGGTTAAATGGGATGATGCCAGCAATTGCCAGCACCTTGCCTTTGGTACCTGTTTCCGCTTGGTCGGTCGCTGACGATTGGCCGGACATATCCTTTCCGGCCAATTGTTGACGGACACTAATGCGCAGGTTTTTTAGTGGTAGTTGGGTTCCGTCTAGGGTTAGCATTTAAGAGAAAACTCTTCCTCCGTCATTTTGATCAATAGCGGTAGGCGATGTACTACACGTTGCGATTGAAGAATAAACTTGGACATTATATTGACCATTAATAATTCCTCCATATTGCGATAAAGATGAACCATCAAATAATTTAACATTAAATCCATTTACAATATCAGGCATACTAATATTACCTTTCAATCGACCTTTAGAGCCTTTATTCAAAACCATTGACGGATTTCCACTAAAATTAACGCTTGCTTCATATTCACTATTTACAGCATAAATAGTTCTTACCTTGCCGTTAATAAAACAAACATTACTTGAATTGGTTAAATATATGTCCCCAACTTCAAACCCACCTAAATCTATAGTCACAGGAATAGAGTTGCCATTAATATCAATTCTATCCATATGACTAGAGAGTAAAGTAATATAACTTGGGTAGTCACTAACATCACAACGTTCAATTAATTTAATCGCAGATGAAAAAGATTTAAATGGTTGTTCACGATCCCCTCTATGCCAAATTTTACCATTAGTGTCCACAAAAGCATTTACAGGAGAATAATTTGCATCTGGATTAGCATCTAAACATGGGAAACCTAACCTACGTAACAGCCTTGCTTTCGTTATCCCTCCTGAATTAATAATTAATTCTCCACCATCTTCAATAATGGCACCACCACCTTTCATTACCTCTTGTACGTTACTAGCGGTAACATTATTTAATGCAATTATAGAGCGTTTATCAATATTAACTAATGCAATACGCTTACTCCATACACGTGATTCACTTTTATCTATATCAATCTCAACAGCTTTTACATTTATTGTTGATACTGCTGTTGCACTAAATAATGCAGAATATTCATCATCGACTGGATTATCGTTAATTAAATAGTAAGACATAATATAACCGCCATCTAATGATATTTTACTATTACTGTCAGCTACAAACGTAGATGTATATCTAACATCTGAGCCTATTAAAGATCTCTCTTGGCCGGTGAACTCTGCATGAATACCATTAATTTGGATATAAGTTTTATTCTGTGCGACAACCATTTGGCCGTTACCTTGCTCAAAAATAGGGTTATCCAGAACTAACGACCTATTTTGATTTGCCTGAATTGCAGTTCCTCTATACCCATGACAATAGCACTGCAGCATATAAGTTGTAGTATTAAACATGACATCATATTGAAAATTCCAGCAACTTTGAGCGTAATTAGTCACTTTTTTCCATATTTGTCGCCAATTATTCCAACTAAAATACCCACATTTAAAGTTACTACTAATAGTAAAATCTTCAAACGCAAAGTTATTAATTGAATAACCATAAATACCATAATCAGAAATTGCTGCGCTATCTATGTTTACACCAACAAGTGAGCCTTTCCCCCCAAAATTATTCATACCGGAACCCCAATATCCTTTACCAAATCTAGTGGCATAAACAAGTACAGCATCTTGCGCATTCGATTTTTTATTTTTCCCTTCGACAGGCAAATAACCATTAGCAATACTTTTATCGTTTGTTGTCTTATAAAGAGTCGCACCCATTTTTTGTTGAGAACAATCTGTAATTAAATTAACACCGCAAGGAATAAATAAAGATTTAGAAATAGGATATACATAATTACGTCTAAATTTCAGAGCTGATGGGTTACCAAAATCACCGGCTGAGTTTGCAATACTTTGTAATTTCTCATAACAACATTCTGAAAAAGGAAACGTACCATCATTAAATGAACCAAAAATACCAATAGAACGAAGATCAATATAATCATCATTGGAGTACTGGGGGTTCATTAACCAAATAGTATCTCCCTGAACTGTAGTTATTTTACCGTATCCATCGTACATTTTTATTTCGGATATTGTTCCGTTAACTCGTTGTAAAAAAGGGTAAGTAATACCATTAACAATAGCAGCACTATGATGTTTCTTAACAATATCACCCTTCTTAATATTGTATAAATAATTCATACCATTATTTTTGGTAAAATCTTCAATCCAATAATTACTAATTAAATCTTCTGAGAACGTACCATTAGTAATAAATGGTAATTTTATTGGATTTGGTAAATAAAAACGTTGTACTCCTTTATCATCAGTATTCATATATAACAATAAAGCATCTTGTTTTTTTACACATTTATTGTTATCCCATAAAACGTAATTTTTACCAGAATATAAATTGCTCACTGATAATAAATACTGGTCGTTCTTTTCTTTTTCTCTTAAATCACTCACACTGCCATCTTCGAACACCTGCGCAATCTTGCACACAAAGTGGTTCACGCCTTGGGCATCGGCGTAATCGTCTTTTTCATCAGCAGAAACAACAAAGGTAAATTTCGTTTGCCATTCACCTGTTGGTGAACCTTCGCGGAATGCATCAACATAAATGAAAGCTGGCTTTTCTGATACCTGAATGATGCGATCAAAATCAAGGCTAATACGATGACCTGAAACATAACCTGCGCCTGCTTTAATGTTATAAGCTGATGATTGCGGAGTAACAATAAAGCCATTATCAATAAACCAATCTTTGCCATTCTGATCGATGATCGCTTGCGCAGTGTCGTTATCCATTTTCGACATGCGTTTATGGGCATCATATTGCCAGCTTGATGGATCAACAGTGATATTGGTTGTTTCGCTAATACCTTTATATTCCAGCACGAAAGAACGCACTAAGGTATTACCCGTAATGCCCGGTGCATCAACTGTTTTATCTACTGGAGGTGGAAAGTTAATAGCAACAAGCACATTGTGTTCAGAACAAAATAAACCCGACCAGTTAAACGAGAACGAACCAACATTACTTGCCAGTGTGGTGGAATAAATCACGGAATTTTCAGTTAAGCGGCCTTGCTCATGTACTGCAGATTCATGCACCACATGTTCAACCGGCACAACATCATCACGGTTTGGGAACGCGGGGCGATTTGGCACATTGGCAAAAATAAACTTATCGATCACCAATACTTTATTTTCAGCCTGCATCTGGGCAATTAACGCCTCACCTGCTTTGGTAGTAATAACGGTTGCTGTATTGCTCATTGTTTCATCCTTGACTATGCGCGGCTTGTTGCCACTACGCATTCAAAATCCATATCCATTGTTTGTGGGCTTGGTAGCACCATCACTTCAAGTTTTGTTGTTGCAACGGCAATCTGCTGATCACCATCTAATAAATTGGGGTTGGCCATAATCGGCATTTCTAAATAAGTGGTGTATTGGTAGCGTCGACAAGTTCGTCCATATTGACGACACATCTCATCCAATAAACCCGGAATGCTACTTAAATCACCATCACGGATTTTTAAGCTGATTACATCCCAATCAACATAGCTTAAACGTTCATCAAGAGTGATGTGCGCAAAGCCCAATTTTTCAAACATGTCATGCCAACCAGCCACCGAACCCGCACCACTGGCGAACTGATAAGCAAAAGCCACACGAATGCGGTAAATGGTTTCGGGCTCTTTGGCTAACCGCTGCACATCACGTTGCCAAGCCAATAAATCAACAATGCCAATTGGGGCGGTCATTGGATCTAATTGCTGTAATGGCAATTCCAATACCGTTTTAACCCGTTGCCAATAGCCGTGGAAAACTAACGCCAGCTTTGCCAGCTCACCACGGCCCATCCAAAACGGTAGCTTTAATTTAGGCAGTTGCATCGATCACCCCGAGGGTTTTAATGCGTGGCACATTCATGCCTGTAACAAAATCACGATTATCAAATTCTAATGATTCAATACCACTAAACTGACGATGTAATTCTTGGCCTAAGCGTGAAAAACTAAATCGTGTCGCAGGTTCGGTGCGAGTAGCGTTGTAATCGGTATTTTCACGAAAAGCGGTACCAATAAATAATTCTACTTGTTCAATTAATGTTTGGCGTTCTTCTGCAGTTAATGACGGGAACGGATACAAGTTACAGCCTATTTCAATCTCAGTATTTGGCATCGCCATCACTAACAAATCATCACCATGACCATGTTGACCTTGGTTTTTAATGTAGGTATTAAGATCATCAATCATCGCTTGGGATGGTTCGCCCGTATCTAACAAAATAAAGGCATTAGCGGTACCCGCACCACGGGGCGCATTGTGTTCAAAATAAACATTGTCGTTATTGATACCTGCGCGGGTAGTTAGTAAGGCACGATAAGCCGCATCAATATGCCACTTAGCAACGCTGGTAAATTGGTTGCGAATACGTAACCGTAAATCATCATTTGATTCAGCATCTGCTCCCGCTGCAGTTAACCAATCCGCTTCATTACTTACCGATGCAATGCCGGGAATGGCTTTACTTAACACATGGTAATAACCTGCACCTAAGTTAAACGCTGCCCCGCAATCTTCTGCAGTAACATCGGCCATCACCGTGAGGTTATTTTCTGCCAAGATGGTATCAGCGTTAACCTTAACCCGATAAACGGTGCCATTAATCGGTTCGGTTTGGATCCATGTTCCGGCAGGGATTACAATCGCGGGCCCTTTGCTGGCACTGCGAGCAAACACCACCACACCACTGGCGCGGCTAGCAGGTTTACGCTTTAAGTTATATTGCCATGCCCATAAATCTAACCACTGATCAACGGCAGTAGCGACAAACATATTTGGCAACACATAACCGACTAATAATGTTGTAACCAACCATACCGTTGGCTTTACCACTAAATGTTCTATCAATCGCCAGAATGGTGAAAAACGGCTATCGTTGGCAATCATAGAACCTTGCTTATCAGCTTCTTCTTTTAGTGCCTTTTTCCAACTGGCTTCATCTAACGGCACCCCTGCATCTTTTGCCATTTGG